CTCTGACATTCCTACCCTGCAACAAGAATCAAAAGGATTCCTGGTTCCAGGTAGAACTGGGTCAGGATCTCGTAACTCAGAAAGATCATTGGGGTTCAATGTGGCAGCGATGGATTATTCTACAGCAGTAGATACTCTACCTATGCTACATAAGTATGAGGCCATGATTCGTAGAGCGAGAAATCTCACGCCACCAGCCCTGCTTAAGAGACAGCCAAGTATTGAGGCAGAGGTTGCTGCAACAGCCCAGTTCCACATTACTCATTTGGGTTGGACCTTACAGCAGGACTGGTCTGGTGAATTTGCGAGGGAAGTCAAAGTAATCCACTCAAAAGGATTATCAGTAACTAAAGCCTTCATAGAGACAACAAGAAGAATCCCATGTCCTACAGAAGGCTGTAAGAATAGGGTAGCAATAGACATTGAGAATATCCTTGCTGATGTATTTTGTCTAAAGTGTAAGGGTTCTTGGACTCTATATAGATTACTACAGTTGGCTATGGATAACCCAGACAAGAAGTTCTATCTTGATCTTGAGGCTATTTGTCTATGGCTTAATATCACCAAGAAGCAGGCACTGAAGGTTATAGATGAGTACGATATACCTAAACGCAATGGTTTATATGACTTATCTACTATGGTAAAAGTAAGGAATGAAGTTGCAAGTTTCTGATTTATCTGGTAAAATAAGAGAGCCTGTACTTCGTGCACCCAAAATCAGGGCGGAATCTAAAGAGTACCAATTAATCCCAATAAAGGAATCACATGTATAGTATGCATCTAATAGTAGGAGCATCTCAAGTCCATATAGAAACAGATGAGAAATTATCATTTGATGGTGTTGAGTCATTATTAAATAGAGGCACACTAACTGCCCTAACATTAATGAATGCCCATATGGGTGCTGCCCTCAAGTATGACCAAGCAATTGAACAGGACCATGATTGTGATGAATGTAAGATAGAGGCATCTGACATTGATACGGATTTAGAATAATAATAAATAATAATAATGAAAAGATTTAATAGCCCCTGCCTATACTGTGGAGTAGTATCCAGAGGTGGTGTATGTAGGCAGTGCAGAGCAGCAATAGAAAGTAAAGATCCTAAAAGGCGAGAACGAAACAGAGCATATGATTATGAGTGGAATAAACTAAGTAGACTTGCAAGACAAATACAACCATGGTGTTCAAGATGCGGAACAAATAAAGACCTCACGGCAGATCATATACTGAGTCTGGCTAATGGAGGAAGTAATATTTTAGAAAATATCATGGTTCTTTGTAGAAGATGCAACAGTTCTAAAGGTTAAAATATATCTAAATAAATAACAAACAAGGTAGAAACCCCTGCCTCCCTCCTGGCAGAGAGTGGGTATGGGTGTTTTTTTACGCTCAAAAATTAGACTTATACCCCGTCTGCCCTGTTCTGTATTTCTCTGCGAAATTACAGAAATAGTATTTTTGTGTATAGATTACGCAAAACGGACATTGGAGAAAAAATAAAATGACTGCAGGAAGACCACCAAAACCAACGGAACTTAAAAGATTATTGGGCAATCCTGGGCAAAGACCTTTACCAGATTTAAATAATATTACGCATTTGCCCATGGCCAGAGAAATCCCAACACCACCTGATACTCTTGGCGAGACAGGAATTAATCTTTGGAATCGTGCTTGGGGTATGGCTGTTACTTGGCTTAGTCCTGTTAGTGATATTGATGCAATTTCTAATGCTGCATTTTTGGCTGATGCTTCAGAGGCAGCAAGAAATAAATATATGGCTACCCTTGAGAGCAACGATGGTAGAGCGTTTGTCGCAATTAATAAAGCCTATACTGATGCGTTGGCATCGCTTGGCTTTGACCCTATTGCGAGATCACGCTTAGGCGTTGCAGAGGTCAAGGCTGCAACCTCTATTGACAAACTTTTGGAAAGAAGGCACAACAGAGCCAAGGCTGATACAATTATTGTTGAGGTTGAATCTGAATTGATAGAAACAGGGGATGAAGTAATAAATGAAACAAGTAGCAATTAACGATATAGGAACGGCAGAGGATTTTATGGCTGCCATAGATGCATCAATGAAGACCTTTAAGATCAAGGAGCCAGTATCTGGCACAGTTGTTCAAATTGGTCGTGATGGTGCACTTGTGGATATTGGCGATAAGACAGAAGCCTTTATCTCAAAGACTGAAATATCAAATCGTAAGGATGCCTATATCTATGATGTGCTCCAACTTGGGCAGGTAGTAGAAGCAACAATTCTAAGCAAGAACCAAGAAGGACAATACATACTATCCCTAAAACAGAATGAAGTAGAATCCATGTGGGAAGATCTTCAAAAGAGTTTTGAAATGTCTTACCCTATTATGGGCAAGGTTGTTAAAATTGTTAAGGGTGGCCTAATTGTTGATATTGGACTAAAGGCCTTTTTGCCTGGTTCTCTAATTGATGTAAGTAGAGTTACAGACTTTGAATCATATATTGGCCATGAGGCTGAATTCCTAATTCACTCAATTGATAGAGCAAAAGGAAGTATCGTTCTTAATCGCCGTTCACTTATTGAGCAAATGCAAAAGGAAGATAAGCAAATTGAATTTGCTAAATTAGCCATAGGCCAAGTACATAAAGCCAAAGTTTCAGGAATAACTGACTATGGTGTATTTGTTGAAATGGGAATGCTTGCAGGTCTTGTTCATAAGTCCAAGATGGGCCAATCATTACCTGAGTCCTATGCTATGGACCAGGAAGTAGAAGTTGAAATTATAGATATTGACTTTGAAAAGAACAGGCTTTCGTTAGCATTTAGAGGTTAGCATGACTTGGCCTCCAACATTCTTATCGCCTGTTTCAGAAACTGAGTTGTCTAACTCTCGTGGTCATGAAGTCATAGACTTTATTGAGACTCTATGCCATTTAACTGAAGACTCTATCGCTGGTAAGACTGGTGAGAAGTTTAATCTTAGATCCTGGCAAAAAGATATGCTCGTTCACCTTTATGCTGAAAGAGAAGATGGGATGCTAAAGCATCGTCGTGCTTTGATTGGCGTTCCACGCAAGAACGGAAAGTCAGCACTGATTGCTTCTCTTGTTTTAGAGCAAATTGTTTTAGGTGTTAACGGAGGCCAGATCTATTCTGCAGCAGCAGATAAGGAACAGGCTCGTATCATTTTTAAAACGGTAAAGAAGATGATTGAACTTGAACCAGAGTTAAAAGATATCTTAGAAGTGTATCAAAACACTATCTATAACCCTTTAACTGGTTCTGTATATAGAGCATTATCATCTGAATCCTTTACAAAAGAAGGTTTAAACTCTACATTTATTGTAATAGATGAGTTACATGCACAGCAAAATAGAGAACTTTATGATGTTTTATCACTATCTATGGGTGCAAGATTAGAGCCAATGCTGGTAGCAATTACCACAGCAGGCACTAAATATGACTCTGCAGGTAAGGATTCTCTCTGTTTTCAGATGTACAACAGAGGAATTCAGATAGCAAAAGGTGAAGTTGAAGACCCTTCTTTCTTCTTTGCATGGTATCAGGGTAATGAAAAACTTAATTATAAGGATCCTGAGAACTGGTATTTAGCAAATCCCTCTATGGGTGATATCGTATCTGTTGAAGATATGCAGTCCGCAATGCTATTAACACCAGAAGCAGAATTTAAAACTAAGAGATTAAATCTCTGGACCTCTACAGGTCAATCATGGATTCCTTCAGATGCTTGGGATGCACTGCTCCTTAAGGATAGAGAAATCATTCCTGGAGAAGATGTTATTCTTGCATTTGACGGTGCATTTTCAAACGATTCAACTGCTATAATTGCCTGGTACTTAGGTGAAGAAAAGCCACACTTAAAGATAGTAGGCTTATGGGAACTACCAGAGGTAGACCCAGATCCACTTTGGTCAGTGCCAATTGCAGAGGTTGAGAAGACTATTGTTGATACTTATAGAGATCCAAATATAAGCGTCAGAGAAGTTACTTTTGATCCTGCTCGTTGGTCAAGAACATTTATGTTACTTGATGAGGAAGGTATGCCAGTAATAAGTTATCCTAACTCAGCAGAGCGTATGGTTCCAGCCACACAGAAATTTTACGAGGCAGTTATGAATCAATCATTTACTCATGATGGTGATGAAAGACTTTCCAGACATATCGCAAACACAGTTACCAAGACTTCTTCAAGAGGTTTAATGGTAGCAAAGGCTACAAATAAGCGTAAGATTGACGCTGCTGTAGCAGCAATATTTGGCTATGATCGTGCAACAGCACCAAAGCCACCTAAACAACCTGTAGCAAGGTTTCATTCAATATAGGAGCATAATGAAAAAACTAAAGATAGACTGGCCAGTAATAACAGAAGTTACTGGTGTTGGTCTTACAACATATGGACTATTTCTAATATTCCCACCAGTTAGTTTTATAGCATTAGGTTTATTTTTAGTTTATATTACGGAAAAGGAGTAATCATGGCAATCGCTGGAATCTATAATATTACTATGGACCAGGGTGCACAATGGACTCTACAAGTTGTCTATGATAACAATAACGGCACTCCATTTAACCTAACTGGATACACTGCTCGTATGCAGGTTCGCCCTAAGTTTGGTTCTGATAATGCTGTGTTGACTATTTCTTCACCAAGTTCAGGAATTGTAATTACACCTTTGACAGGA